GGGAAATCATCAACTACACAACGGCGATGCAGTCGAGCACTGTATTCGCCTGCATCAGGGTGCTATCGCAGTCCATTGCTTCGATTCCGGTGCGGCTGATGGAGATTGTCCCAAACGGACACAAGGAAGCAACGGACATCGACCTCTACTACCTGCTTCGAGTCCAGCCCAATCCTGACATGTCTGCGTACACGTTCTTCGAGTCACTAACGGCGAGTCTCGCGTACACGGGCAATGGATATGCGCAAATAGAAAGGGATGTGATGAATCGACCACTGGCACTTTGGCCGCTGAATCCCCTAAAGACCTTTCCTGTTAGGGACACCGTGACAGGCGACCTGTTCTACAAGACCTCGGATGGCATGAAGTCTGGTCAATACCGCTTCGTTCCACAGAAAGACATACTCCATTTCAAACAATACAGTTTGGACGGCATTCAAGGCCTGAGCCCGATTGACTATGGCAGACGGACGTTGGGGCTGAATGTCGCGCAGGAAAAGGCCGGCAGCCGCGTGTTCGGCAATGGCAGCAAGCCGGGCAATATCCTAATCGCCAAAAGTGCGAAGACTCCGGAGCAAATCCAAGCCGCGCGGGTCAGCTGGGAGAAGTCTCAGGGTGCAATCAACCAAGGACGCGTCGGTGTGCTGGCTGGCGAGTGGGACTACAAGGATTTGGGCATCTCGAACGAGAATGCACAGTGGCTGCAATCCCGCAAAATGTCGCTTCAGCAGATCGCAGCACTTTTTGGTGTGCCATCGCATTTCGTCGGCGATGATTCGAAGCTCTCGGGATCAAACAGCGAACAGATCGCTCGTCAGTTCCTGCAAACGAGTCTCGGACCAATCATCGCGCAGTATGAGAACGAGCTGTTGCGCAAGTTGGTTGCGACGGTAGGAAGAAGTGCAAACAAGTTCTTCATACGCTTCGATACTGAACAGTTCATCCGCACCGACATCCAGACACAATACCAAGCCTATGCGGTTGGCGTATCGAGCGGCTGGCTCAGCGTCAATGACGTAAGACGCAAGCTCGGTGACAACCCGATTGGCGAACAGGGCGACATCTACCGCATCCCGCTCAACTTCACAAACGCTGACCAAGTTGTGGACGCCGCGACGGAGGCCAATAAACCGCTTCCGGACAACGATACAGACGACTCCGAGGTCGATGACTCTGATGCACTGCCAGAGCCCACGCCCACAAGGCAGAACATGCGCCATCGCGAACTATACGACACGATCTACAGTTCACTGTTTAACGACGCTTTTACTCGGATATTGAAGCGCGACAGCAGGGATTTGCAAGGCATTGCCGCTGTATTCACGCCCCTTCTCGAGAGCATGAGTACCCTTGCCGCCAATGGCGAGATTGTCGATACTGCGAAGCCGATCAGCGACGTGCTGAAAAGCGTCGCCAAGCGGTCAACAAAATGGACCGTAGAAGACAGAGCCCAAGAGTTCGAGAAGATCACGCGCAGTCTGCACATCGAAATCGCGAAAGCAATCGCGGTGTCAAAGGCGCTAGAACAGCTAAATACCACAACAGAGGCAGATGCACAATGAATTTAGAAACACGACAGTTTGTCACATCGGAATTGCGTTTCGAACAAGACGGGACGTTGACGGGCTATATCGCCCGCTTCAATTCCCCAAGCAAGGATCTGGGCTTTATCGAAACGCTCGCTCCGGGCTGTTTTTACAGAAGCCTTACGACAGGCAACGACATCGTTGCCCTGATCAATCACGACAGCAATGCACCCATTGGCCGCACGTCGAACGGAACGCTGCAATTGCGCGAAGACAATAGCGGCCTTGCGTATTCCATCACATTGCCCAACACTTCACGTGCAAACGATTTGCGCGAACTGGTGAAGTCCGGCGTTGTAAGCGGCTGTTCCTTTGGGTTCATCGCGGACGACGATACATGGGGCACAAACTCTGCTGGCTATCCAACCCGCACGATCAACGCTTGCACCCTGCGTGAAGTCTCCGTCGGCGTCACATTCCCCGCATACAACCAGACGTCCTCCAAGCTCCGTGCATTGCCTGAATCAATGCCTGCCGAAATCCGCTCGATGCTTGATGCCGACACTGACGACATGGATACGGATACGGACTGTACCTGCCAATGCGCGGCCTGCCTCTCAGGTGACTGCTCCGACTGTGGGTGTGAAGACTGCGATTGTGACAATTGTGACTGCCTCGACGATGACGCGACCCGTTCTCTGAGCAAGCCAACAGAAGACGAGAAGAAGTACATCCAGAACAAACCCGGCAACAAGAACAGCAAAGGCGAATCTGCACCATGGGTCATTGTCCAAAAGGGCACTGGAAAGATCATCAGTTCATTCAAAACGAAGGATGAAGCATACGCGCAGTTCACAAATATGGTGGCGGCGAAGTATGGAACGAACTCCGAAGATATTAGCAAATTGGAAGCTCGCTTCGCACAAGTGCGGCTCCATATGCTCGAGCGTGAATCGACGTATAGCTCAGGCATAAATACAGCAGTAAGCAAACCATAGATTAGTCCGTGCGACTTGGCCTTCGATGGCTGGAATCGCTGGTTTGGACAGAGAGGATGTGGCGGATGTCGCATTTGGCCTGAATCACATTTTGTAGGTAACAAGGAAATGAACACGCAATTATCAGAAAAGATGGGCCGTCTCTTTAAGGAAGCCCAGGACATCATGCAGCGAGAGAATCGCTCCGGAGAAGATGTCGCAAAAGCAAACAAGATCATGGACGAGATTAGCTCTCTTCAGGAAGCACAAGCAGCCGAAGAGCGAATGGCATCGTTCAAAGTCAGCGCAAATCCAGTTCCCCGTGGTGGAGTTGGTGAGAAGCGTTCTGCTGAAGAAATTCGCGCGAACACAAACAACGAACTTCGCAAATACATGCTCACAGCGCGGGACGGCGGAGCCCTAAACCGCGCAGAACTGCGTGACTTGACGCTGGCTGCTGACGGCAGCTTCCTGGTTCCGACCGGCGTGGCTGACCCAACGATCGCAAAGAAATCGGCTGGCTACATTCTTTCAGCCGTGAAGAAGCTGGACACTGTGACCGGTCAGCCAATGGTTCTGCCATTGCTGAACGACACAAATAATGGCTGGGTGCTGAACACCTCAAATATTTCGACAACTGACCCCGCCATCAGCTCGGTCACTTGCGCAGTTGAGGATCTTCGTCTGAATCCAATCCTGTTGGACTTTTCGCTGATTGAAGACTCCACGGTTGACCTAATTCAGTACATCTACGGTGAAGCACAAAACAGATGGCTGCGCTCAGTGTCAAACATCGTGACGAACGGTGACTCTGTCTGCGACGGTCTGATCAACATTACGGCAACGGTGACTTCGTCTGCAAATGCCGCACTGGCATACAAGGACCTGACAACGATCCGTGCAGCTCTCGATCCTGCATATCAGGCTGATGCTGTTCTCACAATGAACAACAACACTCTGTCAGCGCAGGTTCTCGGAATGACGACCACAGACAACTTGCCATTGTTCAAGTTTCAGACTGGTGTAACGTCTGGAGGTGTGGAATTCATAGGCATTATCGATGGCTCCCTGCCAGTGAAGCTGAATCAGTATCTGCCAAACTGGGGCGCCGGCAACGTCGCAATTCAGTACGGCTCCTTTGCTGATGCGTATACGTTCCGTTCGGTCGTGCCAAGTGCATTCGCTTCAATGGCGAACGGCACGGTGGACCAGACGTTCAAATTCGCGCTTGCAGGAACCGGCCAGCGATACATCGAGCTAGGCAAATACGGAATCATTGGCTTCGGTCGTATTGGTGGAAAGATCACGATCAACACCAGCGCGCCAAGCCCCGTAATCTCGCTCACAACCCACAGCTAATCGTAATCGTTAGCGTACATCGGACTCGTCCCGACGTGGGTCGGGACGAGTCGGTGTAGGAACACGCCTAATGTCAAATTACCTCTCATACGTCATGACAGAAGCTCCAACACAGGAGCCAGTGACCCTAACGCAGGCAAAGGCGCAACTGGTTGTGGACACGGGCTTTACCGGAGACGACACATACATCACGTCGCTGATCACCGCAGCGCGGCAGCATTGCGAACAGGTCATGCAGAGAGCCATCTACACGCAGTCATGGGCGGCCCAGTTCGACTATTTTCCGTTCTACGAACCACGCAACACGATGGCGATCAATGACAGGCAATGGAATCTCTACAGTACCTACTGGCGCACATATTCGATGAATCTCCCGTGGCCCAAAGTGCAGTCCATCACTTCGATCACCTACCTCTCGCAAGACGGCCTGACCCAGAACACGTTGGACCCATCGACATACGTCTTGGACAGCATGTCGGAACCAGCCAGAGTGACGCCCCTGTACGG